TCAGGCGGTGCTTTGACAAGTACTGTTAAGTTTTTAACAAACACAACAGTATCAGGGTCAGATGCTACAATTTTTAGACCCGCTGACAATACAATGGCTTTTAGCACTAACGGCGCAGAACGCATGCGCATCACCTCAAGCGGTGACGTCTTGGTGGGGAAGACCTCTGCTGATGCTGGGTTAGTAGGAGGTGAGATACGAGCAACTGGTGTTATTTATTCGTCAGTAGCGAGTTCAAGCAATACAGACATTACTTTGGGGGCGTACTCAACTTCTGCTAATCAGTGGCAAATGTATGTAGGTATGGCGGGAACCATCTATGCACGTTCTACTTCTATTTCAAGTCTATCTGACGCAAGACGCAAAGAAAACATTGTAGATTTAGAAACTGGCTTGACCGAAGTTATGGCTTTGCGACCAAGACGTTTTGACTGGAAAAACAGTCAAGAAAATGATGACCGACAAATAGCTGGTTTTATTGCTCAAGAGGTAGAGGCAGTTCTTCCTGACTTAATTAGTTCCTATAAAGATGAAGAAGTTGACGATCTAAAAAGTCTACGAATGGGAGATATGCTTCCAACCTTAGTCAAAGCCATCCAAGAACAACAAGCCACCATTGAAGCACTAACAGCCCGTATCGCGGCACTAGAATCTTAACAGGAGACAAACATGGCAACATTTAACTGGACTATCTCGACCTTAGAACGAGACCTTCAACCCGCAGATATGGACGGTGCTATCATCGTAAGTCATTGGCGGTGTACTGCATCACAAGAAAACGAAGGCACAACCTACAGCGCAAGCTCGTATGGAACGGTTAGCTTTACGCCTGATCCTACTAGCCCAGACTACATTCCGTATGCTGATGTGACTGAACAAGACGCATTAAACTGGACATGGGCAGGCGGTGTTGATAAAGAAGCCACAGAAACGTCTTTGCAAGCCAATATTGATGGTCAGATCAATCCGATCACGGCTTCTGGCGTTCCTTGGTAAATGACGGTCATCCGAAGCTATGGACGCACTTGACGCGATTGGAACTATATGGCCCATAGCTTTTGGCTTTGTCACTTTGGTCATTGTGTTGGCTAAAATGCACTCTGACATCGAGCAGATAAAAGAAAAGGTTCGCACCTTGTTTGACTTGTTCAATAACAGAGATAAGTAGTGGCCGCTCAAATATCAGACGAGACGAAGATTGAGATACCGTTACGCAATCTTATTGCGATCATTGCGGGGGTTGCTATTGCGGTGATTGGTTACACAGAAGTGACTAACCGTATCTCGGTGTTGGAGCGACAGCTAACGATTCTCGAAGTTGACATAGAGATGAACAGCGAGTTCCGAACCAAATGGCCGCGTGGGGAGTTGGGTGCGTTACCCGATGATCTGTTGCAGAACAGTCAAATCGATGCTTTGCAGAAGGTGGTTGAGCTGAATACGGATTTTCGTAACAACTGGGCACCACCGCAAGAAGTTCAGGAAGCGATTCGCACTAACCATGCCCAAGAGATTAGGTTAGGTTATCTTGAGTCGAAGGTGAACGAGCTTGAAAAAAGTGGCACAATAAAGTAACGCTTAAACTAAAACTAGGAGGAGTTATGAGCGAACAACAGGAACAGCAACCAATCATTCTGACCATTGACGATCAGGAGTATGACGTTAACGAGTTAGGTAACGATTCCAAGGTTCACTACGTCGAGGTGGTTAACCTGCGTAAACAGCTTGGTGAGTTACAGAACCAGATTGCTGCTGCACAACAGCAAAGCATTAACTTACAGGTTGCTCTTGGGTTCCGTGAAAATGCGTTACGTGAATCAATCGAAGTGGTTGAAGAAGTAGAACCGGAAGCGGATGCAGGATAATGGCTCAGACTCATGCAAGTAAGGCGTTACAACGGATTGAAACACACGAACGGGAGTGCGCCTTGCGGTATGACGCCATTAAAGAACGGTTAGACTCCGGGTCACAACGCTTCGATAAGCTAGAGCGAATGATCTGGGGCATCTACCCTGTCATGATTACTTCGTTAATAGCTATTGTTGGGTTGGTGTTAACACAATGAAATTTGACGCAATCAAAGGATTAATCGGTGCGGTAGCTCCTACCCTTGGTCAGGCTCTTGGTGGGCCTTTAGGGGGTGCTGCGGCACAAACCATCGCTAGTGTGCTGGGTTGTAAGCCTGATGAGAAAAGTATTGCTAATGCAGTACAAGCGGCTACCCCAGAACAGTTGGCAGAAATTAAAAAGGCTGAACTCGACTTTCAGGTTCAGATGAAGAAGTTAGACGTAGACGTATTCGCGCTTGAGGTAGAAGATGTACAACACGCTAGGTCGGCATTTAAAGGCGATTGGACACCGAAGTTTATCGCGGTTGCGTGTGTGTTTTTCTTTGGCGGATACATCGCATTGGTCACGATTCAAGACCCTGCTGCGAATGATGACGGGATTGTTAATCTTGTCCTTGGGTATTTGGGCGGAATCGTCTCATCTATTATCAGTTTCTACTACGGCGCATCACATAAGCACGACTAATGACTAGACTAATAAACATGTTAAAGAGGCACGAAGGCGTTAGAGATAAGGTCTACATGTGCTCTGCGGGTTACGAAACCATTGGTGTTGGTAGAAATATATCAGAATCTGGGCTTGGCCTTTCTGAGGACGAAATAGATTATTTGTTGAGTAACGACATAAAGCGGTGTCGTGAAGAGTTAATGGTCGAGTACGAATGGTTTTCAAAACTAGATAGCGTGCGTCAAGAAGCCTTGATAGACCTGTCGTTTAATATTGGTCAGACCAAATTGCGTAAGTTTGTTAAAGCCTTGGGGCATATGGCTAGTGGCAACTACGAAGAGGCTGGTCAAGAGTTCTACCGTAGTCGATGGGCAGAGCAAGTGGGCGACCGATCATTAGAAATTTGCCAGATGATTAGCTCTGGGGAGTATCAAAAACGATGAAAGTCTCACATGCACCTAAAGTAAACGACGAAGGCAATATTGAACCGGCGCACGATATAGAGATTTTATGTGCCGAATGTGGATATGATATAGACGAGAGCGAGTTGGAAGCAGATACTTGTTCTGATTGCGGTGCTTCACTAAACTTGAGGCAGAATACGTCAATCGTAGTAACAACCCTACCGCCAGTGTTTGGCGAATCAATGTGACGGGTTATGTATGCCATTACAAAAATTAGCGTTAAAACCGGGGGTTAATCGAGAGAATACCCGATACACCAGTGAAGGTGGGTGGTACGAATCCGATAAGATTCGCTTTCGGCAAGGTACACCGGAAAAGATTGGTGGGTGGCAGCGTATATCGGATGCTACCTTTCTTGGTGTCTGTCGCTCCTTATGGAACTGGGTAACGCTAGGTAGTCAAAACCTCATTGGTGTCGGTACTAACCTCAAGTTCTACCTTGAGAATGGTGGTGCTTACAACGACATAACACCTTTACGTGATACTGTAACCCTCACTAACCCGTTTACCACTACCGATGGCTCTCCCACGGTCAGTGTTGTAGACGCAAATGGCGGCTATGTATCCGGTGATTTTGTCACTTTTTCAGGTGCTTCTGCTGTTGGCGGACTTACTCTAAACGGCGAATACCAGCTTACCGTAGATACCACTGCGACAAATACCTACCTCATAACAGCTTCTAGCAACGCCACTTCTACGGCAACTGGGGGTGGTACCGTGTCTGCTGCATACCAAATCAATACCGGAGCGGCTTATGTAGTGCCTCTGGTAGGGTGGGGAGCAGGGTCTTGGGGTGCTGGTACATGGGGCACTGGTGGTACGTCTGACACGCAAATACGCCTCTGGTCACAGGCTAATTTTGGTGAAGATCTGTTGTTTGGGCCGCGTGGTGGGCCTATATACTACTGGGATGCTACGTCAGGGCTTACCTCTAGGGGGGTATTACTCTCGTCCGTATCACCCGCTACAGCCAACGTACCGACCGTACAAGACGTTATTTTGGTGTCAGATATCAGCCGGTTTGTGTTTTGTTTCGGTTGTAATGCACTGGCTAGTGCCACTAAAAACCCGATGTTGATCCGTTGGTCAGACCAAGAAGACTCTACCCAGTGGACTCCTGCGGCAACGAACCAAGCAGGTAGCCTACAGCTATCTAGGGGCGCTGAGATCATAGCGGCTAAACAGGCCCGTCAGGAAGTCCTAGTATGGTCAGATTCGGCCCTGTATGCCCTTCAGTACGTTGGTGCCCCAGTAGTATGGGGAGCGCAGCTTGTCGGTGAAAACATCTCCATAGCCTCTCAGAATGCGGTAGCGTACGCCAATGGTGTGGCCTACTGGATGGGTGTGGATAAGTTCTATAAGTACGATGGTCGTACCCAACCACTGCCTTGTAACCTACGTAAGTTCGTCTTTAACGACTTTAATACTGCCCAGTATCGCCAAGTGTTTTCGGGCACTGTAGAGGCATACCATGAAATTTGGTGGTTCTATTGCTCTACAGAATCTAGCACAGCAGATAGATATGTTGTGTATAACTATCTGGATAACATTTGGTATTACGGCACAATGGATCGCACCGCATGGTTAGATTCGGGATTACGAGACTTTCCGTTGGCTGCGACTTACAATAACAATCTCGTGAATCAGGAA